TCGGCGCACCGCACCGATTTGAGATCGAGTGGCCGATCACTCGAATTGAGGTAGTCTTCGCGTGACTGAAGTCGATCACCCCATTTCCGCGCAGTAGGAGGACAGATGATCTACGACGCAATCAAACGGCGAGACAACGCCATCGCGGCGCACGTTGACTCCGCGAGATTCATGGGCGAGTTCATAGGCCGCAAGAACGCCGAGTTCACCGATTGGCTGCGGTGGCAGATTGAGAAGCGGGAGACGCGGCTGGACACCATCGGCCTCATCGGGAAGGCGGGCGGCGAAGCATTGACGGCAGAGGCCGCACGGACGGCTGGCGAGGTGGCGGCGTTCCGGGCCGTGCTGGCGTACATCAACAATGGGTGGCAGGAAGAGTAGCCACCGAACGCGAACGCTTACAAAACTACTGCCAGACGACGCCGGTGCCGCATGAGAATCATTGGACTTCAGCAGTTTCTCGCCATGCCGGAGGGAACTGTATTTGCAAAGTACCGCCCGCAAATGTTTGGCGAGTTGTGCATCAAGGGAGATTCGATACACGGCGCGAACGATTTCACGTTCTGGCCGCTGTGGGACATCGAATGCGGCAACTCAAAAGAGTATTACGAGCAACTCGTTGCCGCCGAGACGCAAGGGGAGGAGATCGCGATTGACCTGCGATGCAAGCAGCGGGACGGGTTCTTTGAGGTAGGCCAGTTGTTCGCAGTGTTCAGCAGGGACGAGGTCCGCAGGATGGCAGACTCGCTAAACCGGAGGAATGATGCGCAAGATCATTGACACGCCCCTTTTGTTCAAACTCTGGCACTCCGACCTCAAGAACGAGGAATTGGCGGCCATGATCGGCGTCGCCCGCGGCCACCTCTGGCACCTGCGGAAAAAGTACGGCCTGCCGCCGCGAAAGCAGCAGCGCACCCGGCCGCCGATGGTCGACCCCACGGCTGAAGAAATCGCCGAGCGGTCGGCCGAGGTGCGCCGCAAGTGGTCGCCGGCCGAAGAGGCCCGGCGCCTCGTCGGCGGGCAGGGCCGCTGGCAACCTCCCCAGTACGCCCGGTTTGACCGCACTACCATGTCTTTTTCATGTTGACAGATTGGCTACCGGGCCACACACTAGCGCTTCATGTTGGAGCGCACGATCGTCGCCAAGGCCATCGCTACAGCCAAGTCGCTGGGGTGGTTTGCCGTCAAGATTCACGGCAACGCCTACCAGATGGCCGGCCTGCCCGATCTGTTGTGCATCAAGGGCGGCCGGGCCGTGTGGATGGAGGCGAAGGTGCCAGGAAACGAGCCTAGCCCGATCCAGGTGCGGCGCATGAAGGAACTCGCCGCCGCCGGATGCCCCTGTGCTGTGATTTTCTCGGAGCGGGATGCCCGCAAGTTCTTAGAGGAGTGCGTTTGATGGAAGAGGCTTTCCTGGACCCGCTGATGAAAAGCCTGCTGCGAGGCCCGTGCCGCGTGGCCGTCGACATCGGCGCGAACAAAGGCGAGTGGACTCGCTGGCTGGCCGAGCGATTCGACCATGTTCTAGCCCTGGAGCCGGACCCGCGGGCCGCCCAAGATCTACGCGGCCAGTTGCCGCCCAACGTCACGCTCATCGAGGCCGCCTGCGCGATGCAGGACGGCACCGTGGAGTTCTTTTTGCGTGACACGCCTGACCAGTCGTCGATCTTGCCTGAGCATCCGATCGGCGGCGCCGACCAGCGGGCCGTGGGCGTGTGCGGCAGGATCGCCGCCAACGCCATGACGATGGACGGCGTTCTGGACACGGCCCGCAGCCTGTTTGGGCACGACGAGATCGACTTCGTGAAACTCGACATCGAGGGGGCCGAGCATCTCGCGCTCAATAGTGCCACGCCGTCCTTGTTCGCGAACACTCGCTGGCTCATCGAAGTCCACGACAACCGCCAAGCCGTGGGCGCGGCCGTCCGCAGGCTGGGGCACGAAGAGTTGCAGATCGTCAATCACCCGCACCAAGGCGCCCACCCCAATCACCTCTGGATCCTCGTCAATGAAGCCCGATGACTTTTGGCACATCGAGCCGGCCTACCAGAATCGGTACGACGAGTTCGTGGCCACGGGCCGCGCTGTCGCGGCGGACTCGAGAATTTGTGTGCTGTCCATCGCCCGCAACGCGATGCCGCACCTGCCGAACACGCTCGAACTTCTAGAGCAAGTCGTGCCGGCGTTCGGCGAGTTTAAGTATTACGTCTACGAGAACGATTCCACTGACGGCACCGACCGCTTTCTCGACGAGTTCGCCGCCAGCCGCTCCTGGATGACTGTGGAACACGCGTCGCTGGGCCGGCCCGACCTGCGCGGCTTCGAGGAGGACCGGACGATCGCTCTGGCCGAGTACCGCAACCGCTGCCGGGCCTGGGCCGCGAGCAATGCCGGCGACTTCGGATTTTTTGCCGTCCTGGATGCCGACCCAATGGGCGGATTTTCCCCGAGCGGGCTGCTCAATAGTGTCGGCTGGCTGTCGCATTACATGAGCGACTCTCGCAAGGTTCCGGCCGGAATGGCCAGCCTGTCGCTGTTCGCAGAAGTCAATGGCGAAGGCGAACTGATGATCGCGCAGTACGACGCTTGGGCGGCGAGGCTCAACTGGTGGGAGGACCGCCGCGACCACAAGTGGTTTCATGCCCTTCTGCCGCCGGTCGGCAGCGACCCCATCCCGATGAACTCCGCGTTCGGCGGTCTGGCGGTCTACCGCCGGGAGTCGTTTCTGGCCGAGGGCGTCGAATACGTCGGCGGCGACTGCGAACACGTTTCCCTGCACAAGACCATGAAACAGGCTGGTTTTCAGATGTACCTCAATCCGGGGTGCCGGTACGCCGCCGTGATTCCCAATGCCGTCTCGGCGTAAGTCGCCAGAGGAGATCGAGGCCAACAAGGAACTGGCCAACCAGAAGCGGAAACTACGGCGACTGTGGTCGTACAGCGACCTGTCGTTCGAGGAGGTCTGCGACGAAATGGGCATGGCGGCTGCAGATCTGCTGGCCTACGCCAAGTCGCTGGGCCTGGAGGACCGCGTCGAGCCTCTCGTCTTCATTCCGACGCCCGAGCAGATCCGGATGGCGGCGGCTGGCATCCGGGCTGGATGGTCGGAGGCCGAGCGGGAATGCCGTCTCGGCGCCGGCATATTCGCTAGAATGAATAATGCGACGGAGCCACACAACGATGACAGCCGAACTGCGTCTTGTGCTGGCCGGAAAAGAGGCTCGTCTCTTCCTCAAGATCCACGATCAAGAGATTGAGGACGAGTTGTGGAAGTTCGACCGCAAACTCACGAAGGCGGAAATCGAGGAAATCACCACCTGCGTCTTTCAGGACGCCTATTCGGTGATTCAGTACGCCGCGCATGAGCAGTGACCAGGGGTACATCTCGGGCGTCAAGTACGGCGACGACACGCCGCCGCTCATGAATAAAGTCCCCGAGCCGCCCCCGAGTCACTGGGGCAAGTTGACCAGCCAGTCGCGAACCCTTTCTCCGCAGTACATCAAGTTCCTCAAAGGCAAGGAGCCAAACCATGACCGAGCCAGTTGACATCTACGGCGCGAATCTCCCGATCCTCGAAAAACTCAAACTCTTGGCCGAGTGGGCGCCGCTGATCGGCCGCCTCCAGGCCGTGGCGACCGCGACCACCCCGCATGAGCAGGCGCTGGCCGTCGTATCGGCCGTGCAGTGGGCCGCCGGCAAGTCGGGCACCGAGATCGACGACGAGGCGCTCTTCCACCTGGAGGCCGTTCTGCGGTCGTCCGAAGGCCGGGCCTTCTTCCAGTGGATCGTGGCGAAGGTGAATGGATGAGCATTTACCAGTACGCCGCTGCTGCCGCCGCCGCGATCGTGGCCGTATGGCCGCAACTTCGGCGCATTCCGGACGTTCTCGCGCCGAGCGTCGGGCCTGACTACCAGACCGCGATCCTCAATCTGGCGTCTGTTCGGCTGCGGCTGCGGGCCACCGACTGCCTCGGCGAAGACCAGAAGAAGGCCATCGACGTCCTGACGCTGGCGCTTGTGGACGGGAGCGACGAATGAGCAATTACGCGAGGTGGATTGCCGTGGTTGTGCTGCTGTTCTTTTCGTGGAAGGGCGTCGACCTCGATCTTCCGTGGCCGCCGGGCCAGGCGCACGAAGTCGACACGCCTCGGCCGAGCAAAGAGGCCCTGGAGTGGTCGGCGCCCGTCCGGGCCATCGCTGGCAAGATGCTGCCGACGGATCGCGTCTACCTGTCCAGCCTCTATGAGGCGATGGCGTTCATTCTGCTGCGCGACTTCGACCGCGACCAGCCCGTCGTCAAGACGACCGACGACTTCATTGCGTTTCACTCCGGCACATTGCGGCTGGCGATCGACAAAGAAAACGTCGGCAAGTACCCAGGCCTAGCCGAAGCCATCGACGAGACGTTTGTTCGGGCGCTGGGGGCAGACCAGAAGCCGCTCGACGGCGAATTGCGGCCGCGACTGATTGCCGCCTGTGGGTCGCTGGCCTGGACGCTGCGAGTTGGACGAGATGAGTGACGAATTCAATCCGCTCGACGCCTATGCCGGCGGCCTCATGGGCTGTCGGCCGGACCGCCGGGCCGACGAAGAACTGGCCGACTCGATCATCCGCCGCGGCGGCGATCCCGACGGCGGCAGCGTGGCCTACAGTTGGGAGTTCGCCGAAGGCGGCAAGGGGCAACTCATTCTCTTGTTTCCGGCCGTGCAGTCTGTTTTCCCTGACTGCTGGCCAGGGCCGACGCAACTGACTGGCGACTGTGTGGCCCGCGCCACGGCCAACTGCCTGCTGACATCGCTGGCCCTTGAGATTGCGAGCGGCAAGCCTGACGAGCAGACCGGCCGCCTCGAAGGCGCCCCTGAATTGCCGGACCTGGGCGTCAAGGACTCCGTGGTCGCCGCGGAATCACTTTGGGCCTGGAGGGGCTATGACAGTGACGGCTGGGTCTGCGCCAAAGCCGCGCAGGTTGCCACCACAAAGGGCTTCTTGGTTCGCAAGCCGTACCCGGAGTTCAGCGTCGACCTGACCCAATACACCGAAAAGACGATTCGCCTCGGCGGGTCCCGGTCGCCGAGCCAAAAGTGGCTCGACGAGTCCTCGCAGCACATCGCCAGGACCGCCACGATGCTGTCCGGCCGTGAGCAGGTCCGCGACTTCTTGTTCCAAGGATACGGCGTCTTCAACTGCAGTTCGATGGCGTTCGAGCGGACGCGGAACGAGGACGGATTTTCTCGGCAGGTCGGCATTTGGCATCATGCGCAGAGTTTCCTGGGGTATGACGACCGACCGGAAACGCACAAGAAGTACGGCGAGGCGCTCGTCTTATGGAACAATTCGTGGGCGGCCTGGAACTCCGGACCGCGCCGCGTCCGCGGGACCAACTTCGATATTCCGCCCGGCTCGTATTGGGCGCTGGCCTCGACGATCGACAAGGCCCAGTGCATCGCGTTGTCTAGCGTGGCCGGCTGGCCGCGCCGTCAGCACACCACATTCGGAGCGATCGGCAACGTATGAGAACACTTGTCGCGATCCTTATGTTTGCCACGGCGGGATGCGTGTCCTTTCCTCGAAGGGATCTGCAGCCTTTTGTGGCCGCGGCCGGCCGCTACTCGCTGATGGCCCGCAAGGCGCCGCCGGCCCCCCAGCCGAGCGTCTGCGCCAACTGCCGTGGCGCCGGAAAAATTGGCGATGGTCGCGTGTTTGTGACCTGCCCCGTGTGCAACGGCACCGGAAAAACCAAATGCGGGCCGAACGGATGTCCAAAGTAATGCTGTACACCCCGCTCAAGACATACGTCGCGAAGCGCGGCGGGCTTCGGCTTTCGTCGCACTCTAGGCTGCGCGACCGCCTCATCGAGATGGCCGTCGAGGAGTGGCCGGTCGGCTGCGACCCAACCAGGGTCGAGGAAGTGCTGAAGGCGCGGATGGCAATCCGCGTCCGCAAGCAATACGGCAGCATCTTGGCCATGTTTCTCATCGGGGTCCTGGTGAACGCCATCGCGAAACTCGTCGTGGAATGGTGGTTCTCGCGGGATTCGCACCGCGTTCTCATGCTGGGGTGGCGGCAGAACGCAGCCGGCAATGCCTAAGCGCATTTCGACATTCCGGCCACGGCCGGCCCGCCCGCGGCCGACGGCAGCGGAGCGCGGATACTGCTCTGCTGCGTGGCGGCGGACTAGGCTGGCCGTGATTGCCAGGGACGAGGGGAAGTGCCAACTCTGCGGGATCCTGGTGACGGGCCGCGACGCGCACGTCGACCATATCATCGAGAAGCCGCTGGGCACCGACGCGATTCACAATCTGCGTCTGCTTTGCCAGTCGTGCCATAGCAAGCGACACGCTCAAGACTCGCTGGGCCACGGCGACTGACCGCAGGAGAGCCGCTTGCGGATGGCCACGGCCGCCTCGGCGGCCTCCCGCTTCCGCATGAGCCGCATGGCCACGAGGTCGCGCAGCCATTCGGCGATGTTGTACCGCGTCAGCCTATTATCCCCAACGGGATCGGGCCATTCGTTTTCCATGTTCGCTCATCGCTTTCTTGTCGAGGTGCATGCGCGTTACGCCACGCGCCAGGATGTTCTTCTTCACTGCCCGCAACTGGTATTCCGGAACGTACCGCCTGCCGCCGACCTTCTCGCCGAGTCCCGTCCGCTCTAGCACGCGCAGGATCGTCGACCTTGAGCAGCCCAGGATGTCGGCCGCCTGCTGCAGCGTCATCTGTTTGCCACGAACGGGTATTGGCGTTTTTGCCACGGACGGGTCGTAGAGTTTTTCTGCGGCTTCGGCCAGGATGAACGCCTTGTTGCCGAGGTACACAACCCCGCCGAGCCTCGCGGCGCTGCTGATAGCAGTCCGCCGCGAGACTCCGGCCTGCCGTGCCACGGCGTCGGCGTCGAGGACGTTCATGAAATCAACTCCGCCAGGGCGTCGGCAATCGTCTCGGCATCGTCCTCGTCTGCGACTTCCATCAGCCGCATCCCGTCGGGCGCCAGTATGGCGTCGATCTCCACCGGGCCGTTGTACCCCTCGACAACGACCCGCTTCACCTTCGGCTCATGGCCGGCGTCGCGCAGCCGCTCGATCACGGCGTCATCGACCCACAGGCACCCGGCCTCTTGCACCGCAATCATCGCATTTTTGACGTATCCCATAGTTCAAGCCTTTGCAGCCTTTCTAATGATCCGGTTGAGATAGGAAACATCGACACGATCGTTCAGCCGCGGCACCTTGACGCCCATGCGCCGCAGGTCCGAGGCATATACCAGCATGGCGGCCTCTGTTGTGCCGAGCCGCTTGGCGATCTCGGCGCCGGACTCACCGGCAACGTAGCCCTCCATGTACCGCTTGACGAATGTCGCATAGGGACGCTCATTCGGCGAAAACCGCTTCATCGCTTGTTGCTCCTAATTTTGCTCCGGATCTTGTACGGACGGCACACGATCTCCGGAGCGGCTTTGTTTTTCCGCCTGCCCTCGACATGGAGCAGTACGGCGCCGTCCTTGTTCCTTGCCTCGATGTAGACCCGCGAGCCGTTCCGCGTCGCCCGCACGAACGTGCAGACGCCGCGGGCGGCCAGCGGGATCTTCCTGCCATCTTCCGTTTTCCAGTACGGGCCACCGCTGACGCGAAACTTGTCGCCCGGCCGCAGCACGACGCGCTGGGAAACGCGGTATTCCGTCTCGATGACTGCCTCGCCGCTCATGCGTCGCAGATCCCGAACTTGAACGCCTTGTCCAACTTCTCGACCGCCGAGAAGAACGCCTTGGCGCATTTGGGGCAGTCCGGCCCGCCGGTCTCCCTAACTGCAATTTCCAGACCGGTCATGATGGCCGTGGCTTCCTTCTTGGTCAGACGGACGATCTTCTGCTTCGCGACTTTCATTTCGCTTGCTCCTTGTGAAGAAAATGGACAACCTTGTCGGGACAACGATCTCGTCGTTGCAGTTTCCGCAGCAACGATCTCCAGGCTTGCCGAGCGGGTCCGGGTTGTGGCCCAAGGCCCACCCATTCGCGTCCGGCTGTATCTCGCACTCACACAGACAGCACTTCATGGTGCAACTCCTGTTCCAATTTGACCGGCGGCTCGCCCATCCAGCGCTCCGGCCGAATAGTCTTGAACCAGTCCTGCATCGAGGGGATGAAACCCAAGTCCTCTTTGACGTGTTGCTCGCCGATGAATCGCACGGGCACGACGCGGCCCGCCGAGTTGGTGATCGTGTGGCCGAAGATTTTCTCTGCCATGAAAATCCCCTCGGCATGGTGCCGCAGCGCCCGGTGCCGAAAGTCCGCCATGATTTTCTTCGATTCATCGAACCAGTCGTGAATCGGCAGGTAATCGTCAACCTCGCCGCCCCACTTCTTCTGCGAACTGACCGCGTGATGGTATGAGTGCGCCACGGCTCAATACTCCTCGTCGTAGGTTTCGACGGACTCGATGCGCTGATTGAAGGTCAGCGATACGGCGTCCGTCGCCGGGTTGATGGTGAACGTGCCGAACGAACCCTCGTTGATCTCCCAGCCAGGATGCTCGGCGCCGAGCAGGCCGTAGCAGGCTTCCGAAACCAGTTCGTCGAGCGTGTAATTCCGAACCACACGCTTCGGCTTGCCTCCTTGGGTCCATTCGGTGACTTCGTGCGGCGTGTCTGGCACTTCCGCCTTTCCTTCGGCCGACGGCAGGTAGGTGATGCCTTCCAGGCTTCCGCTGTCGCCGTAACCGTCGAACTGGACCGACACAGACTGCACCTCGGCGTCGCGGAGGGCCTTCATCATCATGTCGCGGGCTGTGTTCATGCGCCGCTGCTGCTCGTCTCTGTACTGCTTCATGACCTTCGTGAACTCGTTGTCTGGCATCGTTCGTTCTCCTGGGTTGTGAATGACTAAAGTGCAACTGCCGTGCCAATCGGCCAGACATATTCCAGATTGTCTGGCTCGCTCCAGCCGAACTGGCCGTAGTGCGTCGGAAGTTTGCGGAGCAGGTTGCTTCTGTGCGATGAATGAAACTCATCGCACCCCAGCCACGGCGGCCGGCCGGATTCGTCTTTTCCGAATCGCAGAAGCGTGTTTGCGGCGTCGTAGAACTGCGGCTGTAGTGTGTCCCTGTAGCCTCTGCGGCGCCACTCGTCGCAGATTGCGACGGCGTACACGCACAGCGAATACTCGTGTCCTTGCCACATACGGGTCGCTGGGTGATTCCGCCAACTGCTTGGCTTGTCACGCAGGGGTCCGCCGACCGGGACGCCGAGCGCCTGCAAAATCTGCTTGCACTCGACTCGCTGCTTGCCGAGCCGGCGGTAGTCCAGGCAGCGGGCCGAGTCGATGAAGTTGTTGTATGGAAGGAAGGTTTGCACGTTAGTTGTCCTCCGGGTTGACGGTCGCCCACTGCGCCACGGCCTGCCAGTCAACGTGCCGCATGAGCGCGCGGCCGACGATCTGCTGAACCAGCGGCGGCGTCTGCAGCATGGTCGGCGCAAGCGCGTCGATGACGGCACCTCGAATGAAGATGTTCGTTGGCTCGCGCCGCCGGAGCAGCCGCCGCAGTTCGTCCCGATCCTGGGAGCAATCGAGAAACGCGATAATGTCGCCAGTGAAACTGTCGATGGTGTTTGTGGTGTTCATGAGTTTGCTCCCTTGGAGTGCAAGTCCCGTGCCACGATGATTCCAAAACGTCGACCCTCGCACTCATGCTCTGACTCGACAACCGACTCGACCTGTTCGGCCGGGATGAATACCTCTTGCGCGTCGGCCGGCGGCTCGCTGCCGAGGATGGCCCACACGCCGGTCTCGTCGCGCTTGCGGATCCAGGCTGGCACGATGGTTGTCATGCGCGGCCCTCCGCTGCGGCTATTGCGGCCACGCATTTTTCGTGAACGGATACGCAGTAGTCGATCCATTCTCTGTTGTTTCCTTCCAGCAGTTCGTTTTGCCGTCCGATGAACTCGCCGGCCTCTTTCAGCGCAGAAAGCAACTCCGGAGCGGCCGCCATCGCCAGCGCGTCATCGTCAGAAAGACCCCTAGCCAGAACTTTCTCGCCGCGCATGATCGAACAAAGTCCGTCCTTTTCTCGATACACGCTCAGTTCGCTTTTCATCACTCGGGTCTCCTTGTGTTCAGCAGGCCAGCACACTCCGGCCCGCAGTCTTGAGAAGTGCAAACGTCGTGCCGTCCGCGTTCAATCCTCGAAACGTCCAGTGCGGCGCGACGCGAGGGTTGTAGCGCACCAGTTCCCCGGACGCTGCTTCACTCGGACGGGCCTCGACGCTTTCGCACTCGATCCAGGCACAAGGGGTTTTGTCCCCGCCACCGTGGATTTTGTTTGCCACAGTCGGGTAGTTCACCAGCCTGCAGCCGCGCAGTTCTAGGTTTGCCGCGGACGGGTCTACATAGCGCACCCGCCGCCCGTTTCGGATCTGCCAGTGGCCCTTGTGCGGGCCGTTGCCAAGATGGAAGCGGACGCGGTTCATCGCAGCACCGTCCCGCCGATGGCGCGCACGTCATCATCCGACAGCCGGCCGTGTGTGCAGTCGCCACAATCGTCGGGCTGGCCGCACACAGGGCACAGCGTCATGCCTCGATATGTTCGCCCCCAGGCGTCGCAGTCGACCTCGACGGAATACTCGTACGCGCCGGGAAACCGATCTATGTATTCCTGCATGATTCGGCGGGGCGTTTTGCCGTTTTGCGGAACCACAAATAGCGCGGCATCCTGCGGAGCGGCCGCGTCGATCTGAACCCGAACGGCGATCCACTTGTTGTGCTTACTCATTGGTAGACAACTCCTCGAAAATCCGCTCCGCGTTTTCCGCGTACCACTCGGCCACCTTCTCGTAGATGTAGAAATAGATGGCCGCCATGCCGTCGTTCTCGCGCGGGTTCTCGCCGACGCCGGCGTTCTCGTAGGCTTCCTCCAGGTCGCGACCGTGGAGAAACCAAGCGGCCTCGATCTCGCCCGCGTAAATCGGCACGGCGCCGTCCACGATTTCGTGAACCCCGCCGTCGTAGTCCAGGTCGTTGGACAGGCACGGCACGGAGTCTGGCTTGTTGTCCTTGATGTAATCGCGGAGCAGGTCGTTGACCTCCTCAAGCGCGGACTCGACGCGATCGGGGAGAACGTCGTCGACTTCAATCGTTCGCTTTGTCATTGGGGGGCCTCCTTTTGCTGGTGATTAGTGCAAGTCGTGTGCCAGGAACGCAGGCATGGCTGGCGCCTCGTAAAGCGTTTTCCCTAGCGCCTGCTCTTTTGTCTCGTATCCGCTGGTGTGGCAATACTCGCCATCCTCGCAGCGCTCCATCCGCACCCAGGATCCAAGCGATTCGCTGTAGTAGGCAGTTGTTGTTTTCATTTTCGTGTGCCTCCTTTTGGCGAAGGTGAAGTAGTGCAACTGCCGTGCCAAAGGCGTCGGGTCCTTGCATCAGACGGGTCCTTGCATCAGACGGGTCCTTGCATCAGACGGGTCCTTATCACGGACGGGTCCACTTGCGACGGACGGGTCTATATATAGACGGCCCCTCCTGGCCGCCCGCGCCCGCGCCCGCGCCCGCGCCCGCGCCCGCGCCCGCGCCCGCGCCCGCGCCCGCGCCCGCGCCCGCGCCCGCGCCCGCGCCCGCGCCCGCGCCCGCCCGCGCCCGCGCCCGCGCCCGCC